TACATAATCATTCTCGCTGGCCGACTTAAGAATCTCGTCGCGCAATTCAGGCAACAACATATAAGAATAGCCAGTGCTATAGCTTACAGTTCCACTTGAGGGGGTGCGAACGCTAATAGCAAAGCGCTGTAGCTTTGGAGCGCTAAAGTCTTCAATGAGGCCATCGTGAGCAAAGTAAGATGGCACTAGTGGCACATACTTACCAGCTGCGACTGCCTTCATCTCAACCGGCACTTCAATTTCAACTGGACCTTTTGGAGTATTGATTTGAGCAAGATATATAATTGAATCACTGCTCTCTGAACCAAATCTTACTTGAGCGTTCTTAAAACCAGCTGAAACTAATTCAGAAGTTACAAGTCTCTTACCGGCCGAAATAGCAGCAGTACCAAAAGCACTTGCCGCCTCAAGCACACTATTCTCAAAATCATGTGCGAGGTGCGCTAATTCTTTTGGCATCTCAACTGTTTCAGTTGTATCAATATCAGCTCGTGGCTCTTCATACTTGCGGTCTAAATACAAGTTAGGAGTATTTAACGCCATTGCGCCGCTGTCTTGGAATAAGTCAGTCATTCCACTGAATTCTTCCTGGGTGGCTTTCTTTGCCTGACCGGTTAATATGCCAATCGCCGTTAAAACATCGGTTGCTTTTGGAGTGGTAAAGTCTCCGGTGTTTGCCTTTCGTGTTACGAAGGCCTGAAGATTGTCAGAATTTAACTCTTCTAAGTGGTCATCAGCAACGAAGGTGCTGGGCATTAGAAGTTTACCTGAACTTAATTCAATTGGAATAGCTACAGTCACAAGTCCCTTATCTGAATCAAGGCTTGCGGCATATACTAACGCGCCCAAATTGCCGCCCATGATTTCTACACGAGACTTATTAAAACCAAGCGCCCTAAGCTCGGCTTCAACATAAGTTTGCCCTTTGTTTGCTAAATTAACATCGTATGCTTTTACTTCATTTAGACTATTGCCAAATGCTGAGTTAAGAGCATTAACTAGGTTTTGATCAACGTAGTCGCTGGTGTCGAGGTTTGAGACATCGGCATCAACTCTATTCATCCTGGCATAATCAGGGTTTTGAGAACTAAAGGTCATCTTAGATTCTAACAGAAGGTGACCTAAAACATTCCTAAACTTTGAATTGCCGGATAGGCGAACGAACTCATTATATATGCGTGAGACGTCTGCTTGTGAAATTAAGGTTCCCTTTGGAGAACGATCAAGCATACGCTCGATGGTCACTGCCACCTGACGTATAACTGGATCTTCTGGAAATTTCTCATATGCTTCGCGAGTCTGGTTATAGACGTCTTCTAGCATAAACTCCTTGCCATATGACTGCTCATCAAGGGCTTTTTGAGCAAGTCTAGCAAGGTCTTGTACATTTAAATGGTTGGACATAATAGTCGCCTCCGTTTATCTCAACTCTGGGAATTGGGCCAAGAGTTGGTTCTTCTTTTCTTCGGGCTGTGAATTAAGGAATCTCTTTAGAAACTCCTTATCTGAGCTTAGCTTACTTATAAGGGTCTTTTGAAATACATAAACATCGTCAGCATCAAAGCCGAAGTCTTTAGAGGCAAAGCGCTGAATAGGCTTGTCTTTATACAAAAGAGTCACGTTCTTAGCTTCTTTATCAGCTAAGGCGGACCACTCACTTGTTGTTTCTAGGGGTTTTTCTTGCGTCTCGTCACCGTACATGGCTGAGAGGTATTGCTTACCATCCTCGCCATCTTCGAGCGTCCAAAGAGACTCTACTGGGGAAGTATTGAGTTGAAATACGTCAAAAGCGACCTTGGTAAAGAATTGTTTATTGGGCTCGTAAGGGATTCTTTCTTGTCTCTTGGCATACTTGTCTGCCAACACATTCCAATCTAAGGTATCCATTAAGCACTCCTATTGAATAAAATTTTGGTCATAGAAAACCAGGAGGTCCGAATAGACCTCACCTTACAATATAAGATTAGAATATTAATAGAAAATAGGCGGTTGTGGGCCATTTTATACGCCCAAACCGCCTTTTGTATAAAATATTTAGATTTCCTTGAAAATATAAGGACTTAGACAGGCCAAACGCTCGCCCACTGAGCCTGGATGAAGGAAATGCAGGGCTGCTGAAATAGAGGATAGCAAAGAATTGCCATCTTGAGGAGTGAATAACATTCCTCTTATAACTCTATTAGTAACATCTATATTTATAGTTGGCGCGCAAATCACAGCCTGATTCAATATACGCCCATACAAGCCATAGTCTCTACCAAAGCCAAACACTCGATTAGAGGTTGTTTTATTGGTTAAGGCAACCATTTCATTTTCTTTAAAAGCATTGAGAACGGCTTCCTTTGAAGTTAGATTGTTTATGTGATCAGTTTGTATTACGAATCTAATCACATGCATATATTGGGTATTTGCCACTAACGAACTTGAAAATAGCTTGGTTGCAGGGAACTTATCTTTAAGCAAAGTAAAAGCATCTTTGGCATGGTGAGTGCCAAAGTCATCGTACTTGTGCCCATCCAATTCTATGGCTGGTATAAAGTCTTCGTCCTGTGAAATATCACTGGCTCTTCGTATGCAGGTGAAATCTCCTGATATCACGCCGCCGGGATAAGCCGAAGAAAAAGGATTGTCAAAGCTCTTCAGGACAGTTGCTATGCTATGTGTATTGCAACTAACAACTTGTATGAACTGGTTGTTAGGAAAGGGAACTATATTGTGGGCGAACTTGGCACCGAAGCCATCCTCAGAGCCTTGTGCTACGAAACCCTTAACCTTATCCTTATAACGGTCATAGAAATTGCGCTTATTAGCTAAACCAATACCTTTTGGCGTACAGTCAATAACGACAGAAGCCCTCTCGATGGCTTCTTCTTCCATCAGGGAGGGCTTCAAGTTTAATGCTTCAAATTGTTTTACTTTGTCTTTATTAACAGCAAGTAGAGCACCTCTTGAGAGAAGTTGCTCTACTTTTGTTTTATCCACCTCAAGCGGACTATTTTTGTGAAATGTTACTTCGTCTATACCAAATTCTTTTTTATACAACGACAAAAGCCCTATCAAGGGCTCTCCAATCGTTCCAGTACCAACTACATGGATTATATTCATTTTACCTTACTTGGGCGAAATAAATACTATCAAGTCCCGCCCTTCTAATTTTGGCTGACCTTCCGCTACGCCTATACCTTCCGCAACTATTTGAGCGATGACACTATTCATCTTCTCAAGGCCCAGCTCTTTAAAGGCCAATTGACGGCTCTTAAAGGTCATAGTCAATTTGGTTTTGTGGCCCTTTTGTAAAAATTCTCTAATATGATTGACTTTAGTATCCAAATCATGTTTTTCTATTTGAGGCGTAAAGCGAATTTCTTTCATCTTTTGCGCCCTTTGTTGAGCGCGGACTTGTCTTTCTTTTTGCTTCTGCTCAAACTTAAGACGGCCCTTGTCGGCTATCCTATAGATATTACTCTTTGGATTTACTACTATTAAGTCCTGTCCTGCTTCTTTTGCTCGTCTTTTAGCATCTTCCATGCTGACGTTACCAATTACTTTCCCATCTATACCAATAAGCATTATGTTCATATTGAAAATATTTACCCCCTAGGTTTCTATTATTTCTTCTTGTTTTTCTTTCATCTTTGAAAGAATTGTTCTAATCTTTTCGTTATTTGAGCATAACTTCCTAATTTTCTTAAGAGCGCCGCCATAACGTTTCTTCTGATTGTTATAGTCTATATTACCCTGAAGTATCTTATGAATTGTAGTCTGATGCTTTCCTAATTGAGTGGAAATTTCATTCTGCGTCATACCTTCAAAATAAGTAAGGTTTATAACTTGTCTTTGTCTTTCTGTTAAATTATTATTTATTATATTCATCACTTCTTTCATTAATTCATTTCTGAGCCTTTGAAATTCCTCAGAATTGGCATAACTATTAAAGTAGGCATTCATTCCATCTTCGTTAGCAAAATTATTGAGTAGGCTTGGGTCTATACTAATCTCTATAAAATTGTTTGGTGGAATGTCTAAATCGCCAGAACTGCTGCAAGTAAAGTTCTTGGGCATCTGATAAAACCTCCATGGTTTTGTTTAGCTGGCGATCCGTTGTTTGTTTAGGAATATATTGAAGTCTCCACCTTTAGACAAAAACTCGTCCAAGTCCTTATGACCATCTGGTGTAAATTGACATTCTAAATTTAAACTATCCTTATATACCAGTTTGCTCATAACTTGCTTTGAACTTAAACGTCCTGCTTCGTCATTGTCAAAAAGCAGACATATGTTTTTCGTATATCTAGAAAGTGTAATCAATTGCCGATTGGAGAATGCTGTTCCACAAGCGGCCACTATATTATATATTCCCTTTTGATGGGCGGTTATTGCATCAAAGTAGCCTTCAACCACAAATACCTGATCGCTCTCTCTTATTGCATTAAAAGCCCTATCCAGGCCAAACAAATAAGAGGCTTTAGAATAATTGCTATTCCTATATTTAGGAATGCCTAATTCTTTTCTTTTATTCTCTTCTACCAAAGTACGACAGCCGATAGCTATGGCCCTTCCGGAGATATCTCTAATTGGAATTACAACTGGATATCTTTTGAATGGGCTAGTATCGGCGTTCCAAACTATATTCTTTGTTCTTAGTTCTTCAGGATGAACATGGTCAAATAGCTTTCTCAAATCACTGGGAAAGGCCCCTATCTTGTAGGTCTTAATGGTCTCTTCAGTGAGACCTCTATTTAGAACATAATCCAAAATTTCTTTGTTATCAAATAACAATCTATGACAAATCTCTGTCAGTTTATCAAAAAATAAGTCGCTCATACTTCCTTTTGTGCTTTTACTTTGCGTTTGCGGGTTTTTGGCTTTGGCGCTTCTGCTACCGCTACTGTTGCTTCTACTTCTGGTTCTACTATTTCTATATCTTTTTGTCCGAATTCTTTAATCGCTTGTCTCATAGCTGCATGAACTTTGATTGGACCTTTGCATATCTTGCAAACAGTTTCATCCTTTGTATTCATTACAACTTCTCGATTTGCATTGCATTGGCGACAGGCCATAACAAATGCCTTCTTAAGGTCGGTCTTTAGAATTTGACCGAAGCTCTTAAGCGCTCTCTTCATCGAATCAGAGATATTATTGACTGGCTTATTGCAAGCTGTACAAATAACTTCCATGGTGTCAGCGTTCAGTAAGGCATTTGAATGTTGCATACAGCCTCTATTATTACATGCTACTAACATCTTATTCCCCTTCTTCCTGTTCATCGACAGGTTGTGATACTGAGACGTTATTAGCCTTTGCATCCTTAACTCTCAACATTACTGATTCTTGTAATGTTGGGTCTAATAGAGCATCAGCAATGGCATCTTTGCCATTATATTTAACGCCATCTAATTCATAGGTTTTGTTGTTAGGACGAGCAATAACGCCATACCTAACGCCTAATTCTTTAACTTCTTCGTTCTTTGCCACTATGCCCTTTAGGTATTCTATAGCAAACTCTGCCTGACGATGTGGAGGAGCCTTCTTATTCTTATCAATACGAGCACGGATATGATGCCCTGTCTGCTCGCCAGCTGAATCTAGAATGGCTGAATCCTTGGCACCAATCTTTGCGAAATTAACCATCTGTGCACAAGCAAATTTAAGTGCGGTTCCACCTGGTGAGTCTTCCGGATTACCATACATAACTCCAGGCTTCATACGAATCTGGTTAATGGCTATTAAGGTTACTCCAGTTTCACTCAAAAGTGGAGTCAAGCGTCTCAATACTTTTGGCAAGAAACGAGCCATAGGAGCCATATCCTGTTGATTTACGGCGTTGTTTTGCTCGATAGGTGGTTGTACTGCAGCTACGCTATCTAGAACGATTATGCCTAATCCTGTGCCACCCATTTCTATTTCGATATCCAATATACCTTTCTTTTGCTTGCCCTCACCATCTTTCTTTGGGAGACCTACAAGACGTTCAAATATCTTGGTGCCGTCATTCTCTTTATAAACGAATAAGCGATCAGTATCTACACCGAGCATTCTAGCCCAGTTTTGGTCATAGGAGAACTCTGCATCGATAAACATTGCCCAATTTCTTGGGTCTTTCTTTTGCCATTCTGCTATTGTAGTTAAACTTAATAGGGTCTTACCTGACGACTGAAAGCCAGCATATTGAACTATATGGCCTCGTGGAACTCCCCAAATACCTAGGGCATCATCTAATACGAAACTGCCAGTTGGTATAGACTCTACGGCCGCTACGCCGTCATCACTACCTACGAATAGGCCTTCATCACCGTGTTGCTTCTCTAATTGCTTCCAAATTTCTAACATTGATTTGTTTGACATTCTTACCTCAAATAACTAAAATCTTTTGAATATTTTCCTGATAATATAAACGACCTGATTTCTTGTGGAGTTGAAATATATCCCATATAGTATATTGGGATAAAACTGCATTCCTCGTGAGACTCGCCCTTTTCGTCCTCTTCTTCCCAACAATCGGTTTTAAGAGGCTCTACTGAACGAACGACCCCGAATACTTTGCCATCCATAGTAAAGGCGCCTCCACCACTGCTACCAAATACTACTCCAGCACTTACTTCCCAAGTTAAGACACTTCCACGATATCTAACCTTTGAACTAATTATACCCTTTTTGAGTGATCTATATCTATAATTAGGATTGGCACCTATAAAAATATCATCGCCTAATTCTGGATCACTATCTGCGTTGGCTATATCGGAGTGAAATAAAATTCTTCCAGGATGTATTTCTAAAAGAGCCAAATCATTTAACTCATCGAATATTAAGTTTTCTACTCGATATTTGTCCAAAAAAGGCACACCATTTATAACATATAGAAACATCACATAGATATCTCCATCGGGCTCTTTTTCTATAGAATCTTGGATTACATGGTAGGCGGTTAGCACCAGTGATTTATCTGAATCAGACTTTACCACTACACCAGAGGAGGTATTTACTATAACTACGGACTCCATTATTTGAGCTGGTGATTTTACTTTCTTGCTCTCTTTGCCTAACGTTACTACTACTAAACCAAACATCAACAGTGCGGTTAAAATACTCCTGAGCACGATTACCTCTCATCTAAATTTTTTAATTTTATGAGTAACTCTCTTTCTTCGTCTGAGAGCTTTTTAGGTATTTTAACCTTAATAAACACCAAGTGATCTCCCTTTAAATTAATTCCTTTATGATTCACCTTTAATATAGAACCTGATTGGGTTCCTGCTGGGATAGCTATCTTTTCATTTCCGTGTATCGTATCTGTTATAATTTCTTTTCCAAGTATGGCATCTAAATATGATATCTCTTCTTCAGATTGTATATTTGATCCTACTTTTTTAAACTTAGCGTGAGGAGTAACATGCATAGTAAAATATAAATCGCCTGGTCGTCCAGCATCGATATCACATGGGGCACCTTTACCATTTAATCTTAGTGACATGCCATCGTCTATTCCAGGTGGTATAGTAAGCTTTATTTGTTCTGTTTTAGCTTTTTGACCTAGACCTAAACAATCCTTACATTTTTCTAAAATCGAATATCCATTTCCAAAGCAATCTGGACAAGTTCTCACTATCTGCATAATGCCCTGACGTTGGCCCACCTTACCTTGGCCGCCGCAGCCCTTACAAACAATAAGATTAGTGCCATCCTTGGAGCCGTTGCCCTTGCAAGAAGCGCATCCTATAGGCCTATCTATTTGAATATTTTTAACACAACCTAGGGCAGCTTCCATAAAATCTATAGTGAGATTTTTGTATATATCTTCGCCCTTCAATTTTTGTCTTCGGTTGCCGCGATTAAACAGCTGATCGTAATAATCATCGCGCCCAACTGTTTGTCGTAATATCTCTTCTAGATCTTCTTGGCTTATATTTTGATTATGTTGGGGCCTTCCAGAAGTATTACCAAATTTATCGAATTGCTCTTTTTTCTTTGGGTCGCTTAATATTTCATAAGCGGCAGTTACTTCTTTGAATTTTTCTTCGGCCTTGGGGTCGGGGTTGCGATCTGGGTGGAGTTCAAGCGCTAACTTCCGGTATGCTTTCTTTATTTCGTCGGGAGTTGCGTCCTTTTTTAGTCCTAGTGTTTCGTATGGGTTTGTCATGTCGGCCCTGTTTAATAAGTTGTTGAGCAGCTAGTCCAAGAACTATAGCATCTACAGTATCATTATCTTCTTCGAAATCAAAAGTTAAATTATATTTTGTAACTATGGCCTCAAATGCCTGCTCTTTCTTAATACCAATTCCAAGTTCGGAACGAGCAGTTACAGCTAACATATTGATTGGATCTTTCTTTGTTTCTTCGTATATAGTTTTAAGTGCTATACCTCTAAACATACTCAATAATTTGAAGGTATTCATATTGCGACCTTTAAATATATCTTCTATTACAGTATAGTCTGGCTTGTGAAATTGAATTAATTTTCGAACTTCTTCTTGAAAATGAACTAATCGTTCCCCGTGAGACTTGCTTTTACAAGGTGCTATTAACCCACAATGCTTTATTGATATCTTGCCGTTGTTAATCAACGCAATGCCCGTGTAAGCTGAAGAAACATCGAAGGCTAATATTTTCATTTTTTTCCAAATAAAAAAATAAGGGGCGTGTTTAGCGCCCCTTATTTAGTGATTAAATTTTATTATACATTAAAGTCAAAGTCGCTATCGTCAGTGGATGCCTCTGCTGGCTCACTTACCGCTGCGGCTACTGTCTTTTTAACCGGCGCCATACCTAGCTTCTCGCGAATGCTATCTGGAGTTGGTACTTCAACCATCTTATCCAAATCCACTGAAGTCAAGAAAGCCTTAATTACTTCCTTTTCTTCTGCTGACAAGGACTCTTTTGGTTCTGGTATAATCGTATACAAGGGCTGAGTTCCCTTTGGATTACGCTTGACATCGACATCGTAAGCTCGTGGATCGCCCCATTTCTGGTTCTTAAATAAATCCATTATCTGCTTAAATATCTGTGGGCCAATTTCAAGAATTGCAGGTTTGTTAGTGCGTCTGTTAAGAACTCCAACATACCATCTAGCCTGTGCCTGCTCACCTTGCTGGCACAACGGGCAATCTTTAACCGCACATCTTAGCTTGCGGTTTTGTCCAGTTGTATCTTGTGACCAGTGGGTATAGAACTGATAAGGTGAAGTTAAGCAACGAACGTGGTTGCTGCCCTCTTCAAGCCTCATAAAATCATTACGACCGGTATCACCATCTGCCCAACTATCAAGTTTTCCTACTACTTTTGTACTCATTTTTATATTTCTCCTGTTATTTTATTCGCCCTTTAGCTTTAGCACCATGCAAACGCATACGGGCATAATATACTATGATCCTTTATTTAAAAAAGTCAAGTATTTTTACCAAGCGTTAGGATCCTGCCCAACATTTGGTTCTTTATTACCTTCTTCTATAATTCCATTCCAACTAGACGCCTGCTCATGTGGATAAGCGCGCTTTAATATATGCTTGCACAAATAATGCATCTTATTAAAGCTATCATACTTACTGCTTACCCACTTGGCAAATGCCATAGCTTCGGAATATTTATTAGAAGCATTTATATAGTCATCATCCATTTCAGCAAACCAGGCCCTACTTTTATCAGTTTTGATATTGTTGGCCGCGGCTTTAACTAATGCGGCATAACTATACGCTTTCTTCTTAAGCGTATCCATTTTAGAAACGTGAGCGGTGGCAATGGCTAATAACTCTGAGCAAATATCAGCCCCTCTTAAATATTTAGTGGCTAGAATTTCTGCCATATTTATATCTATATTACCATCTTTTGGCATAGCATCTGATAGCGTACGAATTTCGGCAGTATCCAAGTTCATAGGATCGAACTCGTTACTATCTCCACCATTTAATATGTCTCTAACTGTTACTAATTGTTTACTCATTTTTTTCGCCTCATATCGTCTATTATTCTCAATCTTTGAGTTATCATTAATTGTTGAATAAAAAATACAATCGCCCATGGAATAGGTTTATTTGGTTTAATAAAAGTAATGAAACCCTCTTCATCACTTTCAAATAATTCCTTAAAAAACTCTTCACCTTTAGTATCCTTATCGGTAAATTGAGCAACTAGTTCTTTATAATATTGATATTCCTGGTCAGTCATCTCTACTTTCTGATGGGCTATTGCTTTAATCATTAAGTGCTTCTCCTAAAAGCTCCTCCAGAACCACTAACAACATTTTGTCGCACTCGTTCTTTTTCATACTCCATCTTGGCTCGGACGGCAGCTGAAACTGGCGTATCGTCGTCGCCCATTACTAACCCATTAGCATTACCAAGTCTTTCAGCTAATGCTTCGGTGAGTGCTTCGTCTCTTATGCTTTGCTCATCATCGCCCTCACCTAAAGCCTCTTGTTTCATTTTTCGAAGTATTTCTTTGGCCTCTTTTTTTTGCTGTTGCTTAAAGGCGGCATCGGAGGCTTCCACAGCTTCTTCTTCCTCTTCTACTTCTTCAGAAATCATCTCACCAGCTTGCTCTACAGGTATTATACCCCGTTCGATGGCCTTTGGCTCTTCCTTAAACATCTGCCTAACCTCAAAATTAGCTACTATGAGGTTAGCTATATTTTCAGCATCCGCTGCTGGTAGGCTTTTATTTAGTAAGGTCTGCAAACTTAAATAAGATGCCAATCGTTCAGCCTGCATTATACTTTTGCCACAGGCTGGACATTGATTATTTTTTATGGCAAATGTGAATTCAGGAGTCACATTAACCGTACAATTGTCACACTTCATGTTACATCGCTCCAATATTATTATTTTCTAATCGTTCCAATACTAGAGAATTAGCACCATTATAGGAATTGATTTTGCAAACTGCTCTAACAGGTTTTCCTATATCAAGCAATTCTTTATATTTATTCCATTGTTCTGGCCAAACAGTTAGTTGAACGGCATCATTATTTAGGTCCATCAACACTACTTTAGCAAACACTCGGCCCTTATTCTTGCCATTTTTAAGCTTCATCTCTTTAATATCAGAAACAATTGATTCTGTTCTTATTAATACACCTTCTGTCATGGTTTTAACCCGTGTTAGTGGAGTTACGCCCTTACCAGTAAAGAAACCATTATACACATCATTAATATTACCAGAAATGTATTCACCTAGGGTAACTTTTTCGCCCTCAAGCTTTTCTCTCATTGCAAATTCTTCTTCAAGTCCATCGCAAGTGAAGGTAAAACCCTTTAAGCGGTCTAACTCATCTATACCTTCTTCGGCCTTACCATTGCCATATTTGTTAGCTTTGGTTCTAATATCCTGATAAAAAGTCCAGGCGGCCTTGCGGGTTATGCCTAATTTATCAAAACACCCGGCCAATGCCAGAGCTTGAATAACGTTCTTCTTAACAACTCTAGAATTAGTTCTGTATAAGAAGTCAGCAAAGTTCTTGAATGGTGCCTTATTGCGGGCTTCCATTATACTTTGGACGGCTGAACCACCAACGCCCTTTACAGCGTCTAGACCAGTTACGATAGTATCCTTGGTTAATACTTTGAAAGAATATCCACTGAAGTTTATGTCAGGTTGTATAATCTTCAAGCCCAAACGTTCTGCTTCTTTCTTGTAAGCTCTGATATTAGAATCACGAGCAGTTGAATTTTTATTGGTTTCGGCCTGTAAAACTGCCGCCATAAATGCTGCCGGAAAGTAGTGCTTGTAGTAAGCGGTATGATAACCATTAATACTATAAAATATTCCGTGTGCCTTATTAAATCCATAGCCAGAGAATGGTTCTATAATGCCATCCCAAATATTAGCAACTTCATGTTCTTGAAGTTTAGCATGCTTCATACCATCGGCTATAAATTCAGCTCTTAGTCTGATTGCCAAGTCTTTACCCTTTTCTTTTAGTTTGGTAAGCTTGCGCAATCCGTCAGCTTTATTTAAATCCCATCCAGCAACCGCATTTGCTAATTTTGCTAGTTGTTCCTCATATACACATTCGCCAAGTGTTTCAGCCAAGGGTGCTCTCAAACACTCATATTTGAATGATACCTTTTCTTTACCATCTCTTCTTGCAATATAAGTTTCGCGAGATTCTTTGGCAGATGGACGACCAAGGGCATTAACCAAACTTAAATCTTCTATACTCTTTGGCTTGATTTGCTTGCACAAGGCCTTCATGTGAGACGATCCCATTTGGAATACACACATTGTTCTGCCCTTAGCAATATCATCCCAAACTGCCGGGTCGTTAAATTTAATGTCTTCTGGGCTAGGACAATCCATTCCCAACAAGCGAGCATTCTCGATAGTATTTTCAATAATACGAAGATGCTCTAAACCTAGTAAGTCCATTTTAATAAGACCCATTTCTTCGCAACGATTCTTTTCATATTGAACTGCAATCGCGCCGTTTTTATCTATCCTTAACGGAACATAAGTTGGTAAAGCAATATCACTAATTACTATACCAGCTGCATGAGTTGCGTAGGCCTTCTCTAATCCAACTAACTTTCTTCCAAATAATTCAAGTTCAGGATATTTAACACAAAATTCAGCAAACTCTTTTGAGCTCTTGAGGGCATCATCTATTGTTTGAGCTTCTTGCGGAATAGTATCGGTAATCTTATTAGCAATTTTAAAGGCTTCGCTTTTACTACCGCCCAATTCAAGGGAGCGGGCAATGTCTTTAATAATTACTTTCGGGGTCATTCTGCTCAAATTAGAAACGTGAGCAACCTTATCCTTACCATATTTATTGATTATATATTCTTCGACCATATCTCTGCCATTGGAACTGAAGTCAGAATCAATATCTGGAAACGATTTCTTTTCTTTATTATGAAAACGTTCAAACAACAACCCGTATTCTAATGGATCTACTGCGTGAATACCTAGTAGATTTCCTACTAGAGAGCCACCTACAGAACCACGGCCTGGACCTACAAGGATGTTCTTGCTCTTTGCGAACTTAATGAAGTCGGACACAATCAACATATAAGAGCAGAAATTATGCATCTCAAGAACTTTAATCTCATCCATCATTCTCTGGATATACTTCTTTTTGTCTTCACCTTTTAGATGTCCGAATTTATTCTTAAATCCTTCTACACAGCGATAGCGCATGAAAGCATGCTCTTCTGGAACAGGCTTATCAAACTTTTGAGCTGCATACCATTTTTGGAACTTGGGATAATCTGATTCACTGACGAAATCGAACTTCGGAAATCGTGCTTCTTTAACGTCTAGATAAGTAGGCTCTACACACTTATTACCTATCTCTACTGTATTGTCACAAACTTCGGTGGCAAATTCTTTACCAAATTTTTCTACGAAGTGATTAAAGATTATAGAACGATCCTTCATATAGAATTCTTCTACTTCGTATCTATGACGAGTCTTATCGCTGACGGGCGCCTTAGAAGATATGGCCATCAATACATCGTGTGCCTTGGCATCTTCTTTGGTCAGATAATGAATATCTGCAGTAGCAACTAATTTAACACCGAGTGACTTACCTATTTCAATAAGTTGCTTATTGATGTGATTTTGATCTACTACTATCTTTTCTTTACCATCTTTGGATAATTCAATTTCGCCAGTTCTTCTATTTCTAGCCACTATATGTAAATTATGTGGCTGAACCTCAAGATATAAATTATCTTTGAATATTTTCTTTAGGCGCTCCACTGTGCATAAAGCATTAGTATGACAAGAATCTTCTAGCCAACGTCCTTCATCATCATGAACGAACATTTGTCTGGACACTAATCCACTACCACAGGCCGTTAGACAAATGATACCCTCATTGTATTTTTCGAGCATATCCCAATCAATTTTTGGAAACACTTTGCCCAATACAGCTACGTATTGAAAGTTAGTATAACCTTCATAGTTTAGCATCAACAGATTTCTATAGCCAACTTCATTGCTTGCTAGTAGAACTATATGACGTCTCTTCTGTTCTTTGTCCTTCACATCATCAACGAAATAAGCTTCCATGCCAGGAATATACTTAACTCCGTGTTTCTTGGAGGCCTTACGAGCATCAAATACCGCTGCCATAGTACCATGGTCGGTAATTGCTAGTGCTGGCTGCCCTATTTCAGCAGCCCTTTTAAACATAGCATCTACATTGGTCATAGCATCTTGCATACTGCCTATAGATGTGTGTGCATGTAAATGAACGAAATTATCTGTTGCCATCTTACTCATCACCTAAAACTATACTAATGTCTAACTTTGTAGTCATCCACTCGGCTAATTTTTTATCAAATTCAATCTTTCGATCGATTGTTTGCAAATCTGCTATATCCAATTCTTTTGGCATAGAGAATTTAACAATATTTTTTTCTAACTTGCCTTCGATTGTAAATCCATCAGGAGATTCTATTTTTAATAATCTAATAGAGCCTAACGGATATTTTGGCGATCCAAAACTGGTCATATACTTTACAATATCTTTATCTATTCTACAAGGTAAGGTATATTGTAAATTTACGCAGGTTGAACATCTGGTTCTTTCTACTTTTACTACTTCAGAAAATTGGACCATTTAGCCACCATAATAAAAAAGAGTATGAAGTTTTAAGGCCTCATACTCTTTCGGAATTTAGGATTTCTTTGCTACAAAAAGGGAGAGACCGACTTCGGTTTCCCCGGTAGCGTGATCTAGTAATGCTTTCATTACCTGACCAACATCGCACTCGCCGGCTGTGATTTCTGCTACGCTTGCTTCGAGAACTACGCGCAACTTTTCATCTTCCTTGCCTTTCTTTACTGAATAATTTAATACCTTAAATCCACCTACTGCTTGCTTTACATCACTCACTTGCTTACCTCTTCTGCGCCTTTAGAGCGCTCTATAATAAAATCAATTACCTTCTTTGCTCTTAATACATGAACAAAGGAATCCATTTGTTTGGTGTTATACAACATACTCACAAATTCGTCTTTTGTCTTTTGATACTTAGTAGCAAACTCTTCTAACAACTTGTCTAGTTCATCTGGATTAATTTCCATACTTGGCTCTTTATCATAAACAGCATCTATTAGTATAGAGCGCTCTGCATTGTATTTAGCCAATCCCTCTATGCTTTTTAAAAGAGATTCATTAACTTGGTCAGCCTTAACCCCAGCCTGTTGAAGTATTTTACTTTGCTCAACTCTTATCATAGAGTCTGGAACATCCACTTTATTAAGAGTCTTGAGCTTGTCTATAATTTGCTTTTCGATTTGAGCACGAAATCTGCTTTCAATCTCTTGCTTTACATCACCCCTTAATTTGGCTTCCATCTCTTCTACAGTCTGATGCCCAACCATAAGAGCCAAATCATTATCTACATTGGCTAGCTTACTTTCAATTATTGAATGAACCTTAATTTCAAAATCAGCTTCTTTCCCTGCTAAATGTTTAGCCTTGTAATCTTCTGGGAATTTAACCTTAATGGTCTTAGTTTCTTCTGCCTTCATACCAACCATTTGTTCTTCAAATCCTGGTATGAAATTAGATTGTCCTAATTTGTTAATGGCATATCCTTCTGCCGAGCCACCATTAAAAGGCATACCATCCAACATGCCTTTAAAATCTATTACCAGAGCATCACCTAATTGAGCGCCACGGTCAGTTATTTGAATTCTTTCAGCAAACTGCTCACGTTGGGTCATTAACTTGGTTTCATATTCTGCTTGTTCATCGAATGTTGGCTTTTCTAATACAAGACCGTCATATCCCGTTGGGTCTAGTTTTGGCAACACATCGACTAGTATATCTACAGTGTATGAGTTATCTTTATTAAATACTCCGGGATATTGAGCATCATTACTTAAATTATCGAAAGTTGGATTTCCTACAGGATTAATGTTGTTGTCTCTTATTACTTTAGTATATTGTTCTGATAACAACATCTGAGATACGGTAGATTTAGCACGATCGCCGAAATGAAGCTTTAGGGCACTAACTGGAACCTTACCCTTTCTAAATCCATTTATCTGAACGTCTTTCTGTATGCTTCTAAAAAATTCATCAAATTTCTTATCTACATTCTCGGCGGATATTGAAATAGATATTTTCTTTTTAATATTGCTTACGTCTTCTATCTTTACTTGGTCTTCCATTTGTATTCTTACCTCTTCATATTAAGTTGATTCATAAATTGACTTCTATAACGGTCTAGTTGTTTTTCAAAAGCACCACCGCGAGGAATGCCACGATCTGTTGATTGTTCAATCCTTTTAGGGTCTAATAGTTTCAGTCTCTTTAGTTCGTCTAGTTTAGCAATCCAGAATCTATATATTGATTCTTTATTTGGAGCAAATTCATACTTTGTTCTTAAACTACCCACAGCATCAATTACTGGTAAAGCCGAATCTTGTGATAGGCTATTGTAATAATCAGATACTGCCGCTTTTAAAGCCCATCTTTCCAGCCCTGTTGGGGTTGGTTTAACAGATTGGCGAGACCATTCTTCATTAGCATTATTCTCTAGTATTTCCTTTAAATGCCCTAGAGTTGGTAGTGCTATTGGCTGCTGCGGAACTGCTTGTGGTGCAACAGCCGGATCTACCAAATTTTGTTCCATCGCAGATGTCTCTATACCAAGTTCGGCAGTGATTGTCAAGCAGTCAGAGCAATTATCTGAGCCATCGTGCCTGGTTTCATGAATAAATTCAAGGATTTCCCTTGGACTATAAATATTTAAGTCCGCGTTAATTATGGCACGTTCTAGGGCCATTCTTTTAAATATATCTATACGTCTAGCAAAGTTAGAACCCTTTAACTGCTTATCGTATTTAATTAGATTTTTTCTTGCTAAAATCTTATGTTTTTTAACAAAGTCATTTAACATGTTATAAACCAAATATTTCTTTTATTTTTTTATTCTTTCTTAGATTTTTTAATTTTATATTAGCTCCAGCATTAGATATACCAGCTTCTGCTGCCGCTTCTTTAATCGAATAATCATGAAAACAAATTAATTCAATTACCTTAATCATCCTGGGGTCTTCATCCTTAAGCCATTCTCTAAAGTCATGTCTAGATATAATGTTATCTTCGCTTAAGTCTTTTGGATCCCCGAATATATTAGTGTTTTTTATCATATTCTCTGTAGTATGCGGATAGGACTCATCTGATATTTCCATAGCACTTTCTATAGGAAGTTCGGCATGACTAATTGCTCTTTTGGCCGCTGTGCCTAAACTAGAGCCGCATTCAGCGCATTCTCTATCTGACATATCTTCATCTGAATTTAATGTTATAGAAAAAGAACCACCACAAGAGCAAGTGACCGTATAGCTTTGGACATTCAACATAGTAGCGTTTCTATAAAATCTACTGTCATCTCTTATCTCATTTATGAGTCTTCGATTAATTCTCATCTGTAAGAAAGTGGATAGTTTGATTTCTTTTCTTGGATCAAATTTGGACATGCCCTCTATGATATGCAGAGACACATGCTGTTTGGCGTCCTCAAATGTAAAACCACTAAAATTATATTTAGTTGCCAAATATTTAATAAGCTTGGACATCTTAACTATTATTTTATCGTATCCAGTGCCATCCCTAGTATCTACATAGATAGCCTCATTATCGACAGTAATCCATCCAGCAAAACCAAGATAATCATTTGTATTAGTATCAGTAAAGATTTCTAATTCTTTATCTTTATTTGCGTTAATAGTTTTCATTCATTCTCCTACCATGCTGTATGGGCTGGACAAATTTCTTTAAAATCACACCAATTACAGAGCTTAGATGGAACTGGCACCCAAGTGTTTTCGGCGCCTATTTTCTCCGCATAACCTATAACTTGCTTCTCTGTTTTATCTAAATCAAAGGCATTAAATTCATATTCTTTGTATTTTGAGTTATGTCTCAATAAAACATAAGATGCCTTATAACTGTCTATGTTTCCAAATTCTTGTCTTAACCATAAGCCGTAGATTAGCAATTGAAATGGTTCTAAATAATATTCATTCTTAGTTGTTTTATAATCAACTATATGAAATCTTCCATCTTTAATAACATCTAAACGGTCAATGAACCCTCTTATAAGAATATCCTCTCTTATCTTGAAGGTAAAGGCACTTTCTACGCCCTTAACCATTGGCATACCTGACTTGGATACATTCTTTAAATACCCCATCAATAGATTGTAAGCCTCTTCAATCATCTTGTCTTCTAGTTTCTTTCCTAATGAGGCGCGAGCTTCAGTGAAGGCATGTTTCATTAGCTTACTTAATGAACCCTTATTGGTACCCTCTTCCATGTATATTTTATGGAAGACCTCTAAAGCCTTGTGGCAAAGATTACCTAAATCGAAATGATCCCATTCTTTCTTTGGAGCCTTTTCAATATAAGTAAAAAAATACTTACGAGGGCATTGTTCATAGGTCTTCATGGCACTTGCTGATAACTTGATTATCTGGGGCTCTTTATCGTGCGCTTCGTCTATTATTTCTTTTTCCCCATCTACAATTTTTAATGTCATTTTTTCCTTTAAAAGCTAGTTTGTCTTCCGTCGCGACCCAACCATTTAAACACCAATGGTATAGTATAGAAAGAGCCGGTTAGCATGAAAATGTTACTTGGAAGGGTTTGTATATTTTTAACATATCTTCCTTCATTATGATCGAAGTAATAACCAACCATTGTATTAGTTTTTGGACTGTAGAATCGTCTAACGAAGCCGCCGCTGACATAAGTAGCTTGTGGGTCTCGTAGTCTTTTTCCGCCAAATTCTTTATAAATATTAGACAGGGAACCAAATGGTCTCGGCATTAACTTAACATCATTATCTATTCTATTGTCTATGACTATCATTCGTGCGGTTGGATTGAAAAATTCTGCTTTTTCTGGAGTAGAGAAAGGTTGAAAATTATTATCCTCAAATGTAGGATTAGTATTTTCGTCTGGTATATTGACCTCTACAAGCAGTCCTAATTCTGTGCCATCAGCTTCGCGCTCGCTCTCTATAAAGTCATATTCAGATGGATCTACATCTAAGAAGCGAGCTGGTAAGCCATCAGCATCAAAGCCAGTTATAAGGTCAAATCCACTATTGGCCCTGTCTTGCACTATTCCCTCAGCAGATATAAACCTAGCAACATTTATACTAGTAACATCTGGCGCAAAGGTTTGTGTCAAAGTCGGACCAACTTCATCCTCACTATCAACACCAAAGGCACTTAAAGTAATTGAATTGAATCCAGTTGGTAGTACAACACCATCTATATATATAGGAGAGTCTGGGGTAGGTGATGAGCCGTCTATAGTAAAATAAATTGTAGCAGGAATATTTGACTCTATAGTTACACTCTCAGGTATTCCAGAAGATATTTCTGTTTCAGACCTTATAAATGTAAGTGTAACTACGGCCATTTATTATAATTCCTTGGGATGAAATGTGGCAGGTGCCTCTTTAGTGTCATGAATAACTCTTAAGAATCTTTCATCATTTCTTTCTTTACCATTTTTTATATAAACAAATTGAGATTCGTGAGCTAGACGACGCAGCATAGATGCTAATATATAATACACATCTTTAGTTTGTTTTGCTTCGTCTGAATCTTCGGCATTTATTTCTCTTCCAAATTGCAAGATAGTTTCTTGCATATCCATGAGCATTAAATCCATTTCTTCAGAAGTTACCATCATTGCTGCCACTTTACCCTTCATAAGCTCATACATATTATCTGGACCATTATGTACTAATCCAGATACTAGGGCCTCTACTTCATTATTAGCTAATACATATTTAGTTCTCATGTTAATTCTTTTACCTTTGTAAGAGCCTCATCGTATGATTTAACCCTGTAAATCAAACTGGCGTCGTTTGGTTGCTGGTTCCATGCTCTATCCATTAGAACGCATTTAATTCCGTGGTCAGCGCCATATTGGACTGTAACTAATTTATCTTCTATTAGAATAGGAATATCGAACGTTTTACAAAAATCTATTTTCTTATGCTCAAAGTATATTTTCTCTACTGGCATTCCATTTTGTTCGAACCAAGCATAAGTATCCTTTTGCACCCTATCCACTACACTTTCTGGAAAGATTTGTCTATAATCACCAACTCTGGCAGTAACTATATATATATTGCAGTGATCTACCAAATCTAAAACGAAATCTCTAGCGCCATCGTAAATTGGAATATTCAGCATTCCACCGCTCATTATCCAATCCATACTGGCTTTATTTGTATCTACATTTGCTAGATTTGGGCCCCACTCTCTAAAGACATAACTGCTGGGCTCTACATTCATATCAAGCCCAGCGTTATAGTTTTTATTTAAAAAGTCCCCGAAACCATGATAGAAGTTTGCTAAAACTCCATCTATGTCTAACAACAGCTTTGGTTTCATTTTTATTCTTTCCTTTATCTTCTACTTTTAAATACGGGTAGTAATGTATTGTTTTATGGTCTGGCTGTATGCGACATTTCGCTAGGAATACAGCATATTTTTCTTCACACTTATTATCATAGTAATAATCGATGGCCTTCATAACAACATCTCTTTTACTTTTGCCAACGAACTTAACAAAGTATTGAGCCATCATTCGCCTCCATAAGAGGCTATAGCATCAGGTTCGTCTCTGCGAAACTTCGAACTGAGACAAGTATTTTGATACCATAGACCTCCGTGTAATTGAGTCACCCGTATATTCGGGTATATCCATAATATCCTCCTCTAAAAAGAAATCGTCTAAATATTTATTTAGATAGTATAAACCGCTTTCTTTATTTTGTATGAGGCTTATCTCTCTATTTTCTAAACAATACGTCATCAGTTCTATGGACAGCTTTGAGTTTAGTAGGCCGCCCTCTTCATCAAAATCATCAACCAATGGCTGATCCGACTTTGATACATAATACACTCTTCTTATGGTATGTGAATTTTCTTTATAATAACGAAAGGCATCTAGCTCTTCGGGAGTCCGTATATCAGTAATAACAACGGATTTGGTTGATTTAATAGCATCTTCCATAACCCTTCGTACGAAATATAGAGGGTCTTTTTCTCTCTTTTCTTCGCTAAAATCCCATAATTCTTGTCTAACTCGGGCAATATCACCTGATATCTTGGCTAACTCAAAGTCTTCCTTGCTGATACCAAACTCTTCTTTAATTCGGTCAGCAAAGGCAAGTGTTGCAAAATCTCTTGTTTCTTGAAGGTATTTTGCTACAGAGTCCTTACCAGCTCTAGGTACGCCTATTAGCCCAAAAATCCGTTTAATTGGAAAACCTATCATATATAAGTCCTTTTTATTAATAGATGCTACTGAATAATCTTGCTTCCATCGACAGTTTTATTCACTATTATTACATCATCAAATTGCTCTTTAAGCTTCTCATCGTGGGTAATAACAAGTATCTTCATCTCATTACCCAATTGCTTTACTATATTAATAAACATTTCAAGACCCTTATCGTCAAGCGATGAGCTAACCTCATCCAATAACAGAAATTTCACATTTCCGCCTATTCTTTGCGATAATATCTTGCTTAAAGCCAATCTTAAAGCCAACGAAATTCTGAATTGCTCTCCACCACTATAGGTTTCAAACTCATCAGTCCGGCCACCAGAAGCAACTTCTATATCAAAGGTTTCCATCCAAGAGCCATTATCACCTTGTTTTTGGGTCTTAATGGCTGCTGTGGTGGGCTCGTTGCATATCTTTGATAAGATGTCATTAGCATAGGTCTCAAGCTCTTCTATTACATTTTCTAATATAACAGCCTGAATGCCATCTTTTCCAAAATAGTGTCTTAGCTTATCATATATAGCATAGTCGCTATTTAATTTGCTCAATTCCTCTTGAAGCTCTTTTTGTTCTTTTTCTTGTTTTGTAAGGTCTTCTAGAATATTGACTTTGCTACCATAAGATACGTTTAGCTTATTGCTCTTGTCTCTTAGGTCTTTAACCAAGCGAGACATATCTTCAATTTCTTTTTCTAGCTTATTGTATTCTTCTTTATCTACTCTTGCTCTGAGGTCATTAATTTCTTTATTAAAATCTCTGCTTTGTAGGGTTTTTAGTTCTTGCCGCAATGAAGTGTTTTCATGAATACAGGCATCTACGGCAGATTTACATTTGGCTATCTTAAGCTCAATCTTACCTTTGTCTATTTCTGCCCTGTTAGCTTCAGACAGAGCCAATTCCATTTCCTTAGCTCTTTGGTCAGCTTTAACCAATTTAGCTTTTATTTCATCATACTTAGCACGAATATCTACAAGCTCTTTATCGCGGGTTTCTTTAATACCCCTAATATCAGTCTTAGTTAGTTCTTTTCTGCAAGTTGGACATTCTTTATCCAAAGATACATCTTTTTCTAAATGCAAAATATGTTCTTTTAATGATTTTTCTCTTGCTTTGCCGGCTATTAGCTTTGAATTAATCTCTTGAAGGTTAATATTAGCGCCAGCCTTAATTTTCTCATTTAATACTTTTATTTTTTGTTGTATTAGAGCTATGTTATCTGTGCTCTGAGAAATTACACTATCGTTTTCTTTAACCTTTGTGGTTATATAGCTAACTCGCTTTTTAGCCTCATTGGCTTCTCTTTGAACCTTTTGTAAAAGTTCTGGGGCATTTTGCAAGTCATTCAAAATAGTTTGATGTCTAGACTTTTTCCCCACCAATACATCATTCAGATTTGTATATTCTGTATTTACTCTTTCGAGTTCTAGTTTTATATTTTGAATATCAGACTTACAACTAACTATATTCTCCTCTATCGTTGCAAGTGAAACCACATTTTTAGTCTTATCTTGTGATTTAGCAGACAATATCCTTGCGTGCTCTCGCGCACTTTTCTGGAACTCATCCCATTTATCCATTTTTAGAAGAGCCTTTAAAATGTCTTTCCTTTCGCTAGGCTTGGCTTCCGCAAACATCGAAATATCATTCTGTTTAAAATATACAGAATTTAAAAATACTTCGCTATTCAAATTAATTACTGTGCAAATTCTATCGTCTGTGGCCGTATTGGTGTCGCATGATATATTTTTCCAATCTGTGCCTGTCCATTGTTCAAATACAACATCTGACTCACCTACGGTCTTGTCTCGCATTCTTGTAATTCTATATTGTGTGCCATCTACATCAAAGACGAATTCTACTTTGCAGAGTTTTTTATCTTTCTTAACAACTCCATCTTTTTTCTTGTGTCTAGATTTGCCAAATAAGGCCCAAAAAATGGCCTCAAAAATAGCGCTTTTACCAGCACCATTTGATTGGTCAGAATTGTTATTAAAACTACCGAGTATTAAAGCTACGTTGAATCTTCCAAAATCTACATCTGACTTATCGTGAGACAAGAAGTTTTGGATAGAAAGTTTGACTGGAATCATTTTCCCTCTATTTCCTCTATAATTTCTTCAGCATATTTAACCAGTCTCTTTTTAACATTGTCTGGTTCAGTCAAACCCTTAATGAAAGTGAGCATCGCTTGTTTCACATCGGATCCTTCATTTATTTCGGCATTTCTTAATTGCCTTGAAGAGACAGTTGATACGCTTATTGAGGAGAGATAATTAACATTTTTACTCAATATATGATCCTTGATTGTTTGCTGATTAAGATGAAACACATCTGTATCTTTAAGTTTCACTATTAGACGGATAATTGAGTCCTTAATTGGATTCTTAACATCGAAAGCATCTACATCTGATAGAATTTTATCATTGATAGCGCTTTTGAATGCTTTATCTTCTTCTGAATAATCTAAATTTATTTCTATTAAATTTCTTACATGAGTGTCGATTATTTCATAATTATTTATATCGTCGGTATCTAATATAATAGTTGCTTTCTGATGGTCCCTTTCTCCGAACGATACCTTTTCCATAGATCCAGAGTATATGATTACTGGGTCTTTCTTGGACATCACAGAGTGCTTATGAACATGGCCCATTACAGTAGCATCTATGCCCTTAAACATATCTAGAGGCAGCATAAGCTCATTGATACTAAAGCTATCCGGATTCTCTTGTTCTAGAGTTTTCTCTAGCATAAAGTGACCAACTACTATCTTTAATCCAGATAATCCATCGGTTATTTGATTTAATTGCTTTTTAAGAATATCAATGGCTTCAGCGTTGCTTTGAGCATTTAACATTCTGCGGTCGCGATATGGCATTAATATAAGATTAACTTTCGTGCTATTGGTAGAGCCTAATACAGAGTGGCATCCCATATCAGAATAAACCGTTGTTTTATCTAATTGAAGATGATTGAATATATCTACTGTAGTAGTTGATATTACTCTTTGTTGGTCATGGTTTCCTACAACAACCACTAACTCAAGTCCCTTACCTAAGGCTCGTTGAACACATTTAGAAAAGGCGTTCAGTTGCGCAGATGTGGGATGCCGAGTTTCGAAGATATCACCAGTCAATACGACCAGTTTAACATCTTTCTTAATGAAGCGATCTATAATAGAATTAAAGGTTTCTGAATAGTCTAATAGCCGCGAGTTGTGCTGCGTGACTGGATCTATTTTACCTAAATTATATCCTGCCCCAAAATGCGTATCGCCTATTATTCCAATCTTCATTTTTTACCTATTAATCCTTTAATTTTATCATGAAATTCTTTTGCTTTTTCCCAATCATCATCGGACATATCATCTAAGAAGGAATCTAATTTTGGGAAAATCTTTTTATCAGCCCACAATACCTTTCTATTATATTCAGTAGTAGAATCTAGTTTTTGTAGATATTCTCTAATCATACTTCCAGTTTTAAATACATGGAAAGCCATGGTTTTCTCTGGGTCTCGCTTTTCTCTCTTTGGAAGAGTATCAAGAATTTTTTGTATGTCTTCTTCGGATGTTATGCCTATTAGTCTTGCTATTTCTTCCATGGCTTTAAAATAAGGACAAGGTTTATACTTGGCATAAAAGTCTATCAGAGTGCCATTGGAATTAAAACCAAAGCAATAGAAGCTATTTGTTTCCTGTGATACATAGCAGGACGGGGTTCGCTCTGCTCCCTCAGCATGAATTTTAAAGGGACATCTTATACGATGAGTAAATTCACCTGATCTGCATTGGCCGTATTCTATATCCAGCATATCAAGGATATCTATTATATTTACTCTACTTAATATGACATCATCGAATCCATCTATCGCAAACCAAGGCTCTATTTCGTGCCAATCTTTTACCATAGTTTTTTCCAAAAATCAAGTAATGTGCTACGCTTATTACTATCACACACTTTAGTGATTTCGTCAACCCCCAAATAGGCTCCTTTGAACCTTAGCATCTCAAAAGTTCCACAGTTTAGTAGAGCGTCACCAGAGCCTAATAGTCTTTCAGCACCGTTTCTATCTAATACAACTCTAGAATCGACCGCAGATGAAACCCTGCAACTTACTCTCGATGGAAAGTTTGCTTTAATCAGACCAGTGACTACATCTACTGATGGTCGTTGCGTCGCCAAAATAATATGAATTCCACAGGCTCTTGATTTTTGAGCCAAGACCGTAACCTTGCTTTGAAAATCTTTTCTAAAGCTCTGCATCAAATCAGAAAATTCATCTATTACCAATACTATGTATGGTAGATTTTTAGCTGTTTTGGCGTTATAGTCTATGATGTTATTAACAGATTTTTTTGCCATAACAGAAAATCTGTATTCCATTTCATCTATAAGGTCATCTAAAACATCTAGCGCATTTTCTGGGTCTGATACTACTGGATACAATAATTGCTTTATATTTTTGTAGTAAGAGAATTCAACTGTCTTTGGATCTATAAGAGCTAACTTTATATTTTTATTAGATAAAATAGTGCTACAAATTAAAGAGTGCAGCATGACAGACTTACCAGAACCAGTAGCACCTGCTAATAGCAAATGAGGCATTTTGGCTAAATCTATTATAAGATCATCTCCATCATGAGTTTTGCCTAGTATTACGGGGATTTCTTCTTTGGCATATTCAAGAGCTGGCATTATAGAGCTAAAAGCTACTTCTTTCTGTTGTTGAGTTAAAAGCTCTACTGACACTAATCCCCTTTCAGTTATGGCTTTAACTATAGGCCTGCTGAAGGCTTTAAGTCCTAAGGCTATCTCTGTAGCATATTTTTCTAATTTATCTACTTTGGTGCCGGGACTTAATCTTAAAAAATATTTAGAAATAGTTCCATTATTTTGAACTTCTACTACTTCTGCTTTGATTTTCAATTGGTCTAGTATTTCTTGCATCATCGTATTTCACACATAGTAAAAAGGCTAGGATAGCCGCTGTTATGGTTAGGAAAAAATAAGGAGCCATAGAATACATAATTTTTATAGCAAATTTGGCTATTCTAAAAGCAAACAACATTCCTAGAATAAATATAAAAAATGCTATTAAAAAGAATGGTATCATTGAACCTTTTGTGCTTCAGCAAATATCTTATGAAGAATATCTATTTTGGCTTTATAGACAGCGCTTAGTATTTTTAAGGTCTCTGTCCCTGCTGAAGTATTTCCTACCTCTGTGCCAATGGAATTAATTAATTTAGCGTGAGCATCATTTTCATCGTTAATAGACTGGGCTAAAAATAATTTAAACTCATCTAATGAATAATTACTTTTCCTCGACATCTTTAACACCCAAATCTTTTTTAAGCGTGGCTAAATCTTTTTTAGTTTTATATAACTCATACTCTAGCTCATTAACCCTATCTCTTATTTTAAGCTCTTCTCTTATAGCTATAACAGCTAATGACAGCAGGCCTTCTCCAACATTTAAATTATCAAGGGCCACGCACGCTCTTTGTAGATCATCGACAATCTTTTTTTCTACATTTTTGTGAGCCTCTGATTTAAGCTTATCTAAAACTTTATCTCCTAATAACTTATGGAATTCTTTAAAGCATTTTTCTAAATGTTGTCTTGCTTGCTTTATCTTTTCTTCTATGGTTATGGGGGCACTTGGTGTTGCCATTTTAAGTCTCCTTCGGATTGCATTTCAATATTAATCCACATCTTTTGTGCATTTCGTAAAAATGAAATACAAATTTATATTTTTTTTCGTCTATATAGCCTAAATCGTGTATTTTATATAAAGCATTGATTATTACATTAGTTTCAAAACACGGTTCTTCAAAAATATTAGTAACCCTGTCTAAATATTTAATCAATTCTATAAAATTTACGGATGCATTAACTTTTTCTAAATCAAGCACGACATTAGTAACTCCGCTACAAAAGCAGAAGTTATCATCAGTCCTACCATCGCATCCTAAAATTAAGACAGCCTTCATCTATCATCATTCTTTAGACTTATCGTAATTGTTTCTAGACTAAATTTAAATTCTCTGGTATTCACACCGGCGGACTCTAAAAGCTTTCTAGAAGCCACGGTCTCGTCGGAGTCATGATACTTATCAGAAAGATACACTATTTCCTTTATACCATTTTGAATTATTCTTTTAGCACAGTTATTGCATGGAAATAGAGTAACATAAATTTTACTACCCCTAATCCTAGATTGGTCACTATTGTCTATAGCGTTTTCTTCAGAATGTGATGTATAGGCGTATTTTGTATCTAGAAACTTTCCTTCTCTATCCCAGGGAAATTGATGGGGATCGCAGCCACGAGGCAGTCCATTGTATCCTGTGCCGACGATATGATTAAATTCATCAACTATGCAGGCTCCAACTTGAGTATTCGGGTCTCTACTGCGCATAGATGCTAATACGGCGTTAGCCATAAAATAATCATCCCAACTTATTATATTTTCTCTGGGTCCTAACATATTATAGCTCTTTATATTTGTTAATAATTGTCTTTAAATTTTTAACATCTTGTTTAAACTCTAATCTTTTATCGGCTGGGGCATAAGCTCCAATATAAGCAGGATGGTATAGCGGGAAAATATCAACACCATACTTTTCTGATTTACGAATCTTGCCATGATCTACGGTTATCTTGAAATTGGTCAAAAATGATAATGCGGCAAACCTACCAAAAGTTACTATTAACTTTGGGGCAATCAATTGTATTTGCCTTTCAAGGTATGAGCTGCAATGAAAAACCTGATATGGTAGTGGATCAGCGTTATCAGGTGGCCGGCATAAAACCGTGTTAGTAGTATATACATCATTTCTACTAAGATCTAAACTGGCTAAAACCTTTTCGTATATTATACCAGATTTTCCAGGTGATGTAAGTGGCTTACGATGAACTGTTTCTTGGAATCCGGGAGCTTCAGCTATAAACATAACTTTAGCGTCCAAATTGCCCTGCCCCATTACATGTGGGTCATGACCATCTAAAAGCATATTACACCCTAAATCACACTTTTTACAAGATAAGACCTCATCTGATATTTCTTGATATACTCTTAACTTCAT